TTGGAAAACTTCGAGCCGTTCCATATCGTAATTTCAAAACATCACTATAAATAAAATAAAAAATCATCACAAAATGGCTTTAAATTTACGATATCCACTAGCAGAGCATGGCGCAGGTAAAAATGCTAAGGATTTTATATTGTTTTCAATCTTTGAATATGATGGCGGTGCGGTCACTATCTCTAAGGCAGGAGCAACAGAAACAACCAGAAAAAAAGGGTCTGCAATAACAACGATAGCTTTACCAATTCAATCAACAATTCAGGATTCAATCACTTGTGATTGGAAAGAGGATAGTTTAGACTTTATTAAAGCAGGAGCTGCAATTGCTGGACTTGAATTTATGGAAACAGGTGGCGTGAAAAAGAGTGGAGCGCAAATTCAACAAGCACTTCAAGCAGCAGCAAAAAAAGGATCAGATGGAAAAACAGCAGCTGGAAATGCAGTATCAACAGCACTATTAGAGGGTGCTCTTGGTGCAAATTTACGTTCAAGATTTTCAGGAGAGGTTATGAATCCTAACTTGGAACTCCTGTTTAATGGACCAACATTGAGAACTTTTAATTTTAGTTTTTTTATGTCAGCAAGAAGTCCAGAGGAAGCAACAGATATTAAAAAAATTATAAATGCCTTTAAAAAAAATATGGCACCAAGAACAACTGCATCTCTTTTCTTAAAGACTCCAAATATTTTTCAAATAGAATACAGAAGTGGCTTTGGCAAGGGAGGTCTCCATCAATCTTTAAATAAAATAAAAAATTGTGCGCTTCAAACTTGTAGTGTGACATACACTCCAAGTGGCCCTTATAGCACGTTTGATGATCCTGATAAGACAATGACTGCTTACAAACTGGATCTTTCATTTGGAGAACTTGATCCTATTTACGATTCGGATTATAAAGATGGGCATCTAATAGGTTTCTAAGATGGCACATTACTTTCGATCAATTCCTGACATTGAATACGTCAATCGTTTTTCAAATGCAAAATTATCAGAATACATTCGTTCAAAAAATATTTTTACAAGAGTTAAAATTAGGGAAGGTATTTTTGAAAATTTGATGTATTATGTCAAATATAATATCATTGGTGACGAAAGACCAGATAATGTTGCGAATGAATATTATGGAGATCCAACTCTTGATTGGATGGTGCTTTTATCAAATAACATCGTCAATGTTTATGATGAATGGCCATTAACACAACGAGCATTTGATATCTTTCTTATTGAAAAATATGGAACATACGATAAAATAAATCAAATTCATCATTATGAAACAGAGGAAGTTTTAAATTCAAAAGGTCAGAGAATTTTAGAAAAAGGACTTCAAGTTCCGTTTAATTATTCAGTGACATTTTTTGATTCTGGTCTTGGCACTGAGGTCACGAAAACTGGAATTACTAAATCAGTTACCAATTTAGATTTTGAGACTAAAAAAGAGGATGCAAAAAGAAATATTTTTCTAATTAAAATTGATTATCTCAATATGATCATTGATGATCTTATAAATGCTCTTGAATACAAAGAAGGTTCCACTCAATTCGTGAGTGAAACCTTAAAAAGAGTCGATAATATCAGACTATTTCAGTAATTAACTATCTGCTAGCTTTTGAAAGTAGGAGAGAGTATCATCATCGTCCTCTTCAACAGCAGAGCGAGACAAAGAATTTAGTTTTTGACTCAGTTCCTCAGGAAGTTGAGACTCCTCTGAGCGATTGAACTTAGGAGTGAAAGATCTTGCTTCGACTTCTTCCTCCTCGACATCTTCATTATATGAACTTGAACCTTTTTGTCCAAGAACAGACTTCAAACGTGCTTCAAGTTGCTCATAAGTTTTGAAAGCAGAGGGAGAGACAAACTCATCCAGAGAGTGTTCTTTTTTCCAGAGTGATTCAAGAGCATCATCGTCATCCAACAATGGAGAAACACGATCAAACTCAGACTTATCATAGTTCCAATAACCATCAACCTTTCGAATTTTCAGTTTGAAATTGGCACCTTGCCAGAAATCAAAAGGATTGATTGGAGTTTCATCTTCAAACTCTGGTTGCATCGCTGCCATGATCTTATCAAAGATTTTCTTTCCATATTTAAACAGAAATACTTTTCCTTCATTCGCAGGATCAGCAGGATCTTTTACAACGTAAATGTTTGAGTAGTAAGACAGTTTACGCTTCTGCTTACGCACAACCTCTTTGTTTGCTTCACTCCCAGTGTTCCAAAGTTCTCGATTGTATTCGCCAACGGGATCTTTCTGACCAATCGTTGTCAGAGAGTTCTCAATATACCAACCACCAGGACCTTGAAAAGCATGAGAGTAGACTTTTGCCCAAGGAAGATCTTCACCATCGGGGGCAGGCAAGAAGCGAACCACAGCAAAACCGTTACCAGTCTTGTCTAGTTCTGGTTTCCAGAGACGATCATCTGCGCCACTGGTAGTATTGCTCATCTTCTCTACCTCTTTGACCAGTTTTTGAGTCAGATTACCAAGAGAAGATTGTTTTTTAAGAGCAGCAAAGGACATTCGGATTACCTCGTATTTAATAGATTTGGCTTTTGTGTACTCAGTTACTATATCAGGAAATTCTACCTTTGTCAATTTGATTACGCATTACTTCGATCATTTTACACATATTGGCAAAAATCACGTTCATATCAACATTTTCAGGAAGTCCCATCAGAGTTGCAGAGTCAGCAATTTGTTTTTTCATCTTAACTGCTTCTGGATCATCAGAAAGACTCAAACGAGTGTACATAATTCTTTGCTTTTCAAGCAGTTCTTCAAGCAAATTCACATGTTTAATTTTATCTTCCTTGGACATGCCAGGAAACTTAAACACGCTTTCATAAATTTCTTCTTGAAGTTCTGTGATTTTAGCAATTTCGGCACGAATTAATGCTGAATCAAAAAAACTCATTTTTCTCCTAAGATAAATTCTTTTAAAATGTAAGTGTAACGTTGTACATCAATATTTAGAAAGGGTTTATATTTTTTCATTCGTCTTGATATTAAATTCCAGACAGGATCATCAAATTTTTTATCATAAACACTTGAAAAATCTAGAATACTGTTCAGAATCATGAAAGTTTCAAGTGAGATACTTGATTGCAAATATTGCTTTAAAATCGGTGGATGTCTTCCTTTTTTAATGATAAACATTTCATCAAAATTCTTTGAATTGAAGATTGATTCCGATTCCTCTTTAAAAGTGTATGAAAGAGACTGAACTCTCTTTCTCCAAGAAACATAATTGGTTTCTCCGTTCTTGATGATTTCACCGATCCACATTCTTTCGGGATCATCACAAGAAACAAAATTAGCAACGAAAAAGTCTAAAATCTCTCGATCTGGTTTTTGTCTGGATAATTTTTCAAACCAATAACGATCCTTCCTTTTATAAAAGGATTGAAGAGACGCTCGACTTTTCCCGCAATACTTATGATAGTCATAATTATCTTTACAGAAGTGTTGTTTCATGGAAAGATAAGTTTTATAGCAGTCAAATGGAGACATTATAAAAAACTAATAAGGGCAAATTTTTTCCGGGAATTTTTTTCCGACCTAAAATGAATTAAAGAGGCAATTTTGCTCGAGAGGATCTCTTTAAGTAATTAAGTCGTGTAGCTTCACCACGAATCTTTTCTTTGAGTGGTTTTGAAATCAGTTTCGGAACAGATTCAATGTCCAAACTATTTTGCTCACAGAAATAAACGATGGCATCAATGTATGTCATGTTACTATCGTTTTGAACGATCTTTTCGATCTCTTGTGCAAATCTAGATGGACAATAAAACTTGTTCTCTAAAACTTTTTCAAGTTCTTTTTCCATAGGTATCCAGTTTGTATTCCACAAACTCTCTAATGTACTGAGTGAGTAATTTGATGTATTTGCTTTTATCATATTCTTCATAAACAACGCATTCTCCATTTTCACATGCCATAAGAATTACAAGTTTTTTGACTGGTATGCTTGTCAATTCATAGAACATACATGCATAAGCTACTGCTTGAACAAAATAATGATCAATCCAATCTCTTGGTTTTGGTTTCTTTGAAGTTTTAAAATCGATGATCGCTAGTTCGCCATTATATTCAGCGATACAATCAACTGTTCCAGCAACTCCGAGTTTCTCACTAAACAAAGATCTTTCAAGAGCATGAATGTTATTAATTTTATTCAACTCCTTCTTTGAAATACGAAAAAGCATTTCAGAGATAGGAAGAACCTCAGTTGGCAAATCATGATTCTTCAAATACATCTCAGCGAGTGAGTGCATATCCGTTCCACGACTTGTTGCTTGACGTGTAATTTTGTCTGCCTCTTGCTCACCAATTTTTCTTCGCCATTCGGCAAAGAATTGTCTGTTTTTATGACTTGTAACTGATGTGATTGATACCAATCGAAGAAGTTCGTCACCATTTTGAATTTTATAATAACGAACTCCGTCAATTGTTTCTCTTTCAAGATTCGGAAGATCACATTCTACATGATTAAATTTCATACTTAGATAGTTTCGCTTTTTGCAATGAGATACTCTTTAACAATTCCTGATCTTACGATATCATCAAGATTAAACTCTATTATATCAAAAGATTGCATTTTACGCAAAATTTTGATGAAGTCAATGATGCCATTTCTCTCATTCACTTTAATAAGGTCACTCTGAGTGGCATCACCACAAAACATAATCTTACAGTTTTCACCGACACGAGTGATGATAGAATCAAGCTCATGAAAATTTAGATTCTGAAATTCATCAACAAGAATAATTGCATTATCAATAGTTGTGCCACGAAGAAATGAGGTGCTCCAAAACTTGATTGTCTCTTGATTTTTTAAATTACCATAGAGCATTTCAAATTCTGCATCAGAGGACATTTCAAACATATACTTTACCATATTCTTATAGGGAATTTGATAAAGTGATGACTTGTCCTCATGATCACCAGGGAGAAAACCAATTTCACGAGTAGAGACGAGAGATCTCACAATATAAACTCTTTCATAAGGTAGTGTTTCGTCTAGAACATCTGCAATTGCATTATAAAGAGTGATAAATGTTTTTCCCGTTCCAGCTGCTCCATAAGCAACAATGTTTTGACCATTTTTATATGCGTCAAATAATAGTTGCTGATTTTTAGTAATTGGATCAACATCAATGAGCAAATTTTGATTGATTGGTTTTTTTCTCTTCATCTGTTTTGCGGTCATTCCAACTCCAATATTTTCGCTGGAAACACCCCTTTTCCTTCTTGCCATAATTTTTATCCAATTTTTCTGACAGTGGACCCAGGTGCTTTTGATGCTTTATCAAGAACATCATTCCATCCTGGATTTCTTTGTATCAATTTGTCTCTCCATTCTCCGACTTCTCCAACACCAGGAATAGTTGACGGATCAGACCAATCTCTATCCCAATCAGAGTTATCCTTTTTCCACTGGTCCCAGTCGTGAATACTCATTTCTACTTCTTTCTGTTCACCAGTGGTTTTATTAATAACGGGGTACGTCGCCATGTATCATAAATTCAAGATAACTTATTTAGTCTATGCGAATAGAAGGTGCATCAACACACTCATCACACCCATCTCGCTTCCAACCAAGTGCCTCTGAGACAGAAGGAAACTTGCAGGTAAAGATACAACGAGCTGCCTCTGCAATCTGCATATGTTCTTTCTGTGTGCCATGAGATGAACGTAAGTTGATGTAGTGAATCCAAGAACGCACGGAACCCGTCATATACAGGCGTGTGGGCGTCGCTAAGGGCAATACGAACCTCGCGCACTCTTTTGCCACTCCCTGCAATAGAAGGTAATTGTAGACCTCCTGGGCGTCTCTGAAGAGGTCTTGAATCATCTTATTCATAACGAATACCTGTTCCTCTTCAAGATCATCAATAGAATTCTGTCTATTTTT